TGATCGAGAAGATCAGAAAGCTCAATCTTCCGCTCGTCGTCTGCCGAAGCAAAAGCGGCGGCGCGCATTGTTTCTTGTTCACCAAAGAGCCCGTGTCTGCAAGTATGATGCAGGACTGTCTCAAATCATGTGCGGCATTATTGGGAGAGTCTGGCCGTGAAATATTTCCAAAGCAGTCTGAAATTCTTGTCGACCGGGGCGATACCGGTAATTTTCTTAACCTCCCTTACTTTGCAGGCGATGAGGGGATGCGCTATGCCCTCAACGACGATGGCACAGCGGCAACGTTGGAAGAGTTTTACGCCATCTACGACAAGTACGTTCAGGATGAAATTCCTGAGATAAACCCACCCAAAGAAGCGGATCATCCAGCACCTGACGGCCCACCATGCCTGCAGGCGCTTTGCACACAGGGCTTTCCTGAAGGCACACGGAACAACGGCCTGTTCAACATCGGCATTTACTTGAAGAAGGCCTACCCACACGACTGGGACACAAAGCTGATGGAGTACAACAACAAGTACTTCCACCCGCCATTGGGCTTGACCGAGATCCAGATCATCGTCAAGCAGCTCAATAAAAAAGATTACTTGTACAAGTGCAAAGACGCACCGATCAACAGCTTCTGTAATAGTAGCCTTTGCCGTACCCGTAAACACGGGATCGGGGCCAACGGACCAGACTCGCCTGCACTGTCGTCTCTGTCAAAGTACAACAGCGAACCGCCGCTTTGGTTCCTTGACGTCAATGGCCGACGCCTTGAGCTTGATACAGACAGCCTTTACAACCAAAACAACTTCCAAAAAGCCTGCGTTGAGAAGATCAACATCCTGCCGCCCACCCTGCGTAAGCCGGACTGGGAGACGATGTTGAATGGCCTTCTGCGTGAGATGGTGGAGACCGAACAGATCCACGAGGCGCCTGAAGACACGAGTATCACTGGCCGATTCAACGACCTGCTGGAAGAGTTCACGACCCACCTGCAACAAGCAATGGACCGTGATGAGATCCTCATGGGCAGACCCTGGACGGATATTGATGAGGCGAAGACTTATTTCCGGTTCAAGGACCTCGAAGCACACTTAAAGCGCAACAACTTCCTGACCATGAGCCCAGGCCGTATGGCCCAACGGGTTCGTGATCTAGGTGGCGAACCCTGCACCCTTTACCTAAAGGGCCGACAAACAAGATGCTGGCGTATCCCGAGGTTTGACAGGCAAGACGCTCCGTTCGAGACGCCAGAACAGAACAAAGTGAGTCCGTTCTGATGAGACTTAAAAAAATCTTCGGCCCTCCAGGAACGGGAAAAACGACATACCTTCTTAACACCGTTGAGCGTGAGCTCGAACGAGGTGTGCTGTCTTCACAGATCGGCTACTTCGCCTTCACCCGCAAAGCAAGCACCGAGGCTAGGGAACGGGCGATTATTAAGTTCCCACATCTGAACGAGAAGATCGACTTCCCCTGGTTCCGAACGCTGCACTCCCTGGCTTACAGGTGTCTGGGTGTTGCACCCAAAGACATGATGGCGCCCGAGAACTATAGGGAGTTTGCCAAGATCGCACGTCTGGACATCAACGTCGACGAGACAGGGGAGGAAGAAGGGTTTGTCAAAGCCGACAACCCAATTCTTAACGAGATCAACCTTGCACGGATTAAGGGCGAAGATCTACGTTCGCACTACAACCGAAGCAACCTGAAGATCGAATGGTTTCATTTTGAGTTTGTGGAGCGCACTTACAGGCAGTACAAAGAAACACGCATGCTGCTTGACTTCACCGACCTGTTAGAGCGTGTCGTTCTTGAACCTGATCGGCTGCCGAAGCTCGAAACACTGATCATTGACGAGGCCCAGGACCTTTCACGCCTGCAGTGGAACCTTGTCAAAGAGCTTGTAGCGCGTAGCGCCACAAGCTACATCGCGGGTGATGACGACCAGGCTATTTATAAGTGGGCAGGTGCAGACGTCGATACGTTCCTTGACCTTCCTGGGGAAACAATTGTTCTCGATCAGAGCTACCGTGTACCACCCAAGATCCACGAGCTTTCCAACCGTGTATCCAGTTGGATACGCAAGCGTCAGCCAAAGGTGTGGAAGCCGAAGGATGGTTACGAAGGCGATGTCTTTGTGTACGACCGCTTTGATCGGGTCAACATCCACGAAGGCAGTGACTGGCTTGTGCTCGCTGCAACAAACTACCTGCTAACGCCCATGCATTCTTGGCTGCTTGACCAAGGGGTTATGTTTGAGCGCAACGGCCATCGAAGCGTTTCTGAAGCCGTTATGGGTGCCGTTCTAGGGTGGGAAACGTTGCGTAAGGGTAAAGAAGTCCCTTTCAACGTGGTCTCCCAGGTCTACAAGCATCTTGGTTCTGAGTTTATCAAACGTGGATTTAAAAACCTAAAGACCGCAGACCCTGAAGAATTATTCACGATTGAAAAATTGCAAAAACACCACGGCCTATTGACAGATGCCATCTGGCATGAAGCACTGACCAAGATCGCAGAAGACAAGCGTAACTACATCATTGCTTTGTTACGTCGAGGCGTTAAACTTACAGGCAAAGCGCCTGTTCGCTTGTCAACCATTCACGCAGTAAAAGGCGGGGAAGCAGAGAAGGTCCTGCTTCGTATGGATCTGTCTGCGCGTTTTATGGAGGAGTACGCAGTAAACCCCGATGACATGAATCGATTGCTTTACGTTGCACTAACACGAGCCAAGAAAGAACTACACATCGTCCAACCAGAAAATAATTCAAGAGGATTTAGATTGTGACAATACCGATGTTTCCAAGAACAACAGAATGGGTACCCCCGTATGACTTCCCCGACCTTTCATCCGCTTCAGAAATTGCAATTGACCTTGAAACCTGTGATCCGAATATGGAGAAAATGGGCCCCGGCTGGGCTCGCAAAGACGGTTACATTGTTGGCTACGCATTCGCAGTCGACGGTTGGCGTGGCTATTATCCCGTGGCTCACGAAGGCGGCGGCAACATTGACAAGCGCCTAGTTGAAAACTTTGTCAGAAAGACTCTCGCACTTCCTAATACGAAGGTGATGCATAACGCCGCCTACGACATGGGTTGGCTACTTTCTTCTGGTTTTGAGGTCAAAGGCCGGATCATCGACACAATGATCGCTGCGCCGCTAATTGACGAGAACCGCTTCTCTTACTCCCTTAACGCCCTGGGCTTTGACTACCTTAAAGAAGTTAAGTCGGAGCAGGGATTAAAAGACGCGGCTCACGACTTTAATGTGCATGCCAAGAAAGAGCTGTGGAAGCTTCCGGCCATGTACGTCGGCGATTATGCTGAACAAGATGCGGCACTTACGCTCAAGCTTTGGCAGCACTTTAAGACGGTTCTGCGCAAAGAAGAGGTGGAATCGATCTTTGACCTCGAAACAGAGCTCTTACCTATTTTGGTCAACGTAACGCTCAAAGGGATCCGTTTTGATTCACATAAAGCCCAAAAGCTGATCGCAGACATGCAGGAGCGTGAGGAGCAACTGGGCAAAGATATCAAAAAGATATCTGGTCAAAAGGTGGATATCTGGGCTGCCGCAAGCATTGCATCTGCGTTCGATAAGCTTAAGATTGAGTATCCCAGGACCGAAAAAGGAGCTCCAAGCTTCACCCGAAGCTTCCTCGAAAGCCATGACCACCCCATTTCAAAACTCATTGTGGAATCTCGCGAACTTAACAAGACAGCGGGTACATTCCTGGGACCCTATCTCGATCACGCAAGAGGTGATGGACGCATACATCCACACATCAATCAGCTTCGTTCAGATGATGGAGGTACTGTTACGGGTAGGCTCTCAATGGCAAACCCAAACCTTCAACAAGTACCTGCTCGCCATGAGATCATCGGACCCCTTGTAAGGGGTCTGTTCCTACCAGAAGACGGCCACCAGTGGGCCGCCTGTGACTTCTCCTCCCAAGAGCCACGACTGCTGGTGCATTACGCCACCATGCTCGACCTTCCCGGCGCAGAGAAAATGGCCCAGGCTTACCGGGACAACCCTGACACGGACTTTCACCAGATGGTGGCCGACATGGCCGGCATTAAGCGTAAGCAGGCTAAAACAATCGGCCTTGGCCTGATGTACGGCATGGGCAAAAACAAACTTGCCGACCAACTTGATCTACCGGTAGATGAAGCTAGCGAGCTGATGACAACGTTTCACCAGAAAGTTCCGTTCTTAAAAGGCACCGTCAATGCCGTAATGAAACGGATCGAGCACCCCGGATCAGGTGGTGCGATCCGTACTTTGCTCGGCAGAAAGTGTCGATTTCCGCTCTGGGAACCAACGCAATGGGGCATAAACAAAGCCCTTCCATATGAGCAGGCCGTTATGGAATATGGTAGATCCATTAAGCGAGCGTTCACTTATAAAGGACTTAATCGACTTATTCAGGGATCTGCTGCTGATCAGACAAAGGCCGGGATGATTGCGCTTCATAAGGCAGGTTTTAACCTTCTTTTGCAGGTGCATGACGAGATTGCACTATCAGTCTACTCCAGAGAAGAAGCACTCGAAGCCGCCGAGATCATGAAGAACGCCGTTGAGCTCGAAGTTCCAAGCAAAGTAGATATTGAGCTTGGCCCAAGCTGGGGAGAAGCAGTATGATGGAGGCAGACGTAGTGGTGTTTTTCTCTCCTCCTCCCTGGGTCACAGGGTTAGCCCCACCTTGAGTGGGGCTTTTTTTCGCTTGCACTACCCGTAGATTGTGTGATACCGTTAGGATACTCAAGAAAGGAGATTGCATGACCGAAAAACGTAAGTCCCCTAGCAAGCGCGAAACGCCTTGGTTCACAGCGCAAATACGCTTTGACAACATGGCAAAACTTAAAGAGATCGCAGCATTTAGAAAGGATCCCGTCACACGGACCTTGGCCCGTTTGATTGAGACCGAATATGCCGTGATCTTCCCAGAAAGAAGAAAGGAACCAGATGCCCGTACACACAACGTATGTACAACTTGAAGTCGACATTCATTACGAAATCGAACCTCCCGAGTTTGGGCTTCCTGAGCAAGTGGACATCCAGAGCGTTACAGCAACCGGGACCCACGGACCAGGGCGTAAACAGAATTTGTTACGATATATCAACGAGTCGGACATGATCACCATCGAAGACGAAATACTAGGAGAAAGAAATGAGTCACATCAGTAAAACCCGTGAAGAAGTTCTTAAGCTTGGCACCCTGAACGACGACGGCGAAACCATGACCTTCAACACTCTTGAGCTCAAGGACGCCCTAATCAGTCTCTACGGCCAAGCTTTTAGCCGTGGCGTAACAGAGTTTAGGGAGAACCTCGACCGCGCTTATGAGGAGAAGGCCCGTGAAACTATCTGAAGCCGGCCACACGTCCAACATCGAATACTGGAAGGCCGTGGCGCGTCGGTATCAAACGCAACGCGACATGGCTCTTCAGCAGGTGAAGTTCATGCAGGAAAAAATGCTGGCCGAAACCGGCAAGGCATACGATGGTAAAGACTGGCTACGTGATGTAGCTGCCAGCGGCGCTCGTCGCAACGATCCCATCCACAACTTTTTTCGCAAATTAAGGAGAGCATTCAATGGCTTTAGACGTTGACAAGGTTGATGAAAACATCCGCTATGCCATGGGCATTGTGGATCTGCTTATGGACAACATCGCCCACCGCGTGGACAGCAATCCGGAGTCAATGGAGTACGCGCTGTGTGCCGCAAAGAAAAACTTGGAGGAGGCACTTAATGAAATATACCGTGATACTGACGAGCGAATGGCAAAAATACTTTCCGGCTTGGACGACAACCCGTTCGAAGATGATGAGGAAGCTGATGAAGAACCCGAGGAGGACCCATTCAAATGATCACCGGCCACAGCCTAAACCAGTTGATCAACCAGCCCCCTACTGACGATCACCTGACCGACAAGCTTGTCAATCGGCCCGACCATTACACCGGTGGTGAGGTGGAATGCATCGAGGCCGTCAAGGCTGCAACCGTTGATCTGCCTGCTTTTGAGGCGATCTGCGTCGGCCACATCATTCGGTATCTTTGGCGCTACCGCGT